CCCGCAGCCTTGTGACCAGGATCTATGCCGTGGGCGCGGACGGGCTGACCTTCGCCGATATCAACGGCGGCAAGCCCTATGTGGAGGACTTTACCTATACAAACGAGATACGCATCTCCACGCTGGACTGCTCGTCTTTTACGAATCCGTACCAGATGAAGGAGTACACGGAGATGCGGCTGGCGCAGTATGCCAAGCCCACCATTTCCTATGTGCTGAACGCTATGGATTTGTCCGTCCTCACGGGCTACGAGCATGAGGCGTGGGAACTTGGGGACTATGTGCGCGTGGAGGACAAGGAGCTGGGCATCTCGGTCACGACTCGCATCGTGCGCCGGGAATACAACCTGCAGGAGCCGTGGAACACGGCGCTGGAGCTTTCCACCACGCTGAAGAACCTCGGCAGTTCCGCAAGCCAATGGGACAACGCCGCCGACACGCTGGAAGGCACGAGCATGGTATCCAATGACGATATCCGTGAAATGGTGCCGTTCAACCTTCTGCGAAACTCCCGCGCTGACAACGGGCTTGCCTATTGGACGAGTTCCGGCTTTGTGGCTGACGGCGAGAACGGAGCGTCCGGCACGGCGTCCTTCATGGCGGAGGGCGTGTCGGGCAGGACGAAAAGCCTGTCGCAGACCGTGTATCCCGCCAACCGCGACAGCTATACGATCTCGGCGCAGATCGGCTCGGAGGATTTGGAGAAGCTCTCGGATTCCTCGCAGGTCGGCATCGAGGTCATCATCGAATATGAGGACGGCTCGACAGAAAGCCGGTTCATCGACTTGTACTGACGGAGGTGGGCTATGGTATTTTTCTCAAAAACACAGGCGAAGGTCGCGCCGGAAAACTATGGCGCAAGGGTCAAGTCCATCACCGTCCGAATCTGCATCACGAACTGCACGGGGAAACTGTATGTGACAGACATACTCCTCCAGGCGGGAGCGGTCGCTACGGGATGGGTAGGACATCCCTGCGAGATAAAGTGGACGCTTGATGGGTAACGTCAGATTCATCCGTCTTGCGGAGGTCGTAAACAAGAAGCAGGACAAACGGGTCGTGAGCGTCACGGTGGTTCCTACCATCACCGACTGCTCCGGCAGGATATGGTTCACCGACATTCAACTGCAGGAAGGCTCCGCTCTGACGGGCTACGCTCCGCACACGGAAATCTGTCTGAAGGAATCGGAGAACGCTCCCGTGTGGTTCAACGGCATCGTCCGCTCAAAAGAGACGGTGATCCTCTTGAACCTCGGCGGCACATCGGCGGGGCTTGACATCCACCTCCATCCGAAACAGGACATGGAGGGCGGCTCGGTCACGCTTGCCCAGGGAGTGGGCGGTCAGAAAGCGACCTTCCCGTTCGCTATGAACGCCGGGGACGATGTGGCTCTTTTGGCGTCTACCCGGCAATGCACGAGGAACGGCGTGAAGGAAACGAAGGACGGATTTTATCAGTACAGCGCGGCGTGGGATTCCAAGCACATCGTGTCCCTTCCGCAGGGGAAATCTGCGCAGCTTTTATATTCGATGCAGGAAATGGACGATGGAGGTGGACTGCTCTGATGGACACATTAAAGGGAAAGAAAATCATGGTGTGGACTTTTATGGGCAACACCAGGATGTATAACGCTCTGCGGGACTACGGTGACCGCATCAGCCAGATCGGTCTTTTCTCCTTCAAGGTCAGGGCTACCGGGGAGATTTACGAAAGCGGCGTGTCGATCAGCAGTATGCTCACCTACATCAACCGCTATCCGCACATCAACTGGCTCCTTACCGTGGCGAATGACGGAACGAACAGCATCTTCCGCGCCTTGCGTGACAATACGAACGGCGCGCAGGATATGTTCCTCTCGGAGATCGTCCGCATCATGCAGAAATATCCGTGGTGTGACGGCATCGACATCGACCTGGAGAAAGGCGACGGGTATTCCACGCACGAGGAATCCACGGCGATGTTCCGCAACATCTACAATACGGTCAAAGCCTACGATCCCTCCAAGATGATGAACATCTGCCTTCCGGGTATGACTTCGGTCAACGGTTCGGTCGGTGGCGAGAACTGGTGCGTGTACGCAGACCTTAACCGATACTGCGATACCGCGTCCATCATGAGCTACGGCATGGCGTGGGCAGGCTCCGCGCCGGGACCTGTTTCCCCGCGTTCCTGGCTTGAGGGCATCTACGACTATGCGTCCGAGGTCATGGATACCGAGAAGGTGTTCCTCGGAATGCCCGCCTACGGCTGGAACTGGCAAATATATGACCTGCCATCCAACATTGGCAAGACTTATCGCGGCACCTCGCAGACCTACTACGCCGCGCAGAACTGGCTGAAAGGCGTGTATAACTTCACGGATGACGAGCCGCCGCAGCCGTTCATCCCGTTCGTGGGATATTGGGACGATAACAACAAAGTGCCGTGGGCGCTCCCTCATGTGTACGACTACATGGAAGGACGGGACGCCGACAGCTATTCCTCTCCTCAGATGAGCGGGACATATAACGGCAGGCACTATCTGACTGCGTATAGCAAGCAGCAGAAAACCGAGTTTGAAAACATCATCATCGACCATGACGGCGGTGACTACACCGGCGCATCCGGCATTGTGTCCATTGAGAACGGCATTGCTACGCTCGGAGATGAAGGCTCGGTCACATACAGTTTTAACATAAGCACGGCGGGGACTTATGATGTAGCGGTGCGGCTCTGTTATCCCTTCTGGGACAAGAACGGCATCTATGTGTCGCTGGACGGAGCGACCACGTACTATTCGGAAAACCGCCTGTGGTGGCCGTACTGGAGAAGCACCTTCTGGACTTCGCTTGCAAGCGGCGTGAGTCTTTCGGCAGGAACGCATACGCTGAAGATTTCTGTCGATGTGAAGGGCGTTCAGTTTTACGGTTTCCGCGTCTGTTCGTCTTTTTCAGAAGCGCCGTCAGCGGGAGAAGCGACCTATTCCTTCTCACCGAGACAGTTCAAGGATGTGGAAGGCAACATGGTCGGTCCCGACCGTGGTTTCCGTCTCACGCTTGAAATGCTCCGCAGAAAGCCCGACTCGGCTCTCGTGTGGTACGAGGACTTCCGGGACTACGGCGTACTGGAGACGAACTACTGGAAAATCCTGTCCGGCTCCTTCGAGGTGTGGCGGTCGGAGGAATACTCCACGGAGCGCGTTTACTCACAGCTTGACGGCAAGGGTCAGCTTGCGTGGCAGTATGACGGCTTCTCGGACATCCACCTCCGTGCAAGGCTGGCGTTCCCGGCAAACGGCAGCGGACGGGCGGGCGTGTTCTGCGGTAACCTGTTCTGCTGTCTCAATTACGACAGTCAGGCGGTGGAACTATACAACGGCTCCACGCTCCTCGGCAGCTACAACCAAGAGATACTGCGGACGCCGAACGCCGACCTTCGTGACGATCCGAATATGTACACGGTAGAAATGCGTATCCGTGGGAACAGGGTGCGCGTCTATTCCGGCTCTTCCTATACGCTGCGGTTCACGGCAACGGTCAGCGGCTTCTCCGGCGGCTACGCGGGGTACCGCTCCGACAACCGGACGGTCTGCGAACTGATGCGCCTGGGGGACGCCTGGACATACGAGCCGTATGAGCGGTTCGATGTGGTCATGCCGGACGGGACGCAGAAATCCTACGGGCGTATCAGCAGGAGCAACTGCACATGGGACAGCGAGTTCCAGGTGTTCACGCTGACGGCTGACGTGGAGGAATCATCCACGAGGAGCGAGGACATTTCGATGGACTACGACTTCTTCCATTCGGACGATATGCTCTCGCTTTCCTGCGGCAACGACTACCAGGCATCGGTCATACCCGTGGACATCAACATCTGGATATCGCGGCTGTTCCTCGGCGATGCGGACGGATTCTCCATCCTCTATTACCAGGACGTGGACTCCCTCGTCTATTGGGCGAACGAGGCGGCTTATCGGTGGAAGCTCCGGGGGATGTGTATGTGGTCCCTTGGTCAGGAGGATTTGCGGCTGTGGGAGTGGCTGCCGAAACAGGTATGACAATATAACACAATACGACACACTATCTTTCGGAAAACGGCGATTGCTTACGGGCAGTCGCTTTTTTCATACCAAAAACGCAAAGGAGGACAAATCTTATGAAAGAGTTCTGGAACACGATTCAGGTGATCTTCGCGGCAATCGGAGGATGGCTCGGCTACTTCCTCGGCGGCTGTGACGGTCTGCTCATCGCTCTCGTGGCTTTCGTGGCGATCGACTACATCACGGGCATCATGTGCGCCGTTGCAGACAAGAAGCTCTCAAGCGAGGTGGGCTTCAAGGGCATCTGCCGCAAGGTGCTTATTTTCCTGCTCGTGGGGATCGCCAACATCCTCGATGTGCAGGTCATCGGCACGGGCAGCGTCCTGCGCACGGCGGTCATTTTCTTTTACATCTCCAATGAGGGCGTGAGCCTTACGGAGAACGCCGCGCACCTGGGTCTGCCCATCCCCGAAAAGCTGAAGGCGGTGCTGGAGCAGCTCCACGACCGCGAAACCGATGGAAAGGACGGTGACGAGTAATGGCTTACACGAACAGCCCTATGGTGGCTTATACAAGACTC